GGGCTATCCGTGCCAGCCGTTCTCCGTCGCAGGCAAGCGCCGGGGCGTGGATGACCCGCGCCACCTCTGGCCGCATGTCGCCCGCATCATCGGCGAGGTCGAGGCGCCCTTCGTCTTCCTCGAGAACGTCGCCCATCATCTCCGCCTCGGCTTCCCCGAAGTCGCCGCAGGACTGGTCGGCATGGGCTACCGCCTTGCGGCAGGCCTCTTCACGGCGGCGGAGGTCGGCGCACCCCACAAGCGCGAACGCCTGTTCATCCTCGCCATCCGCGAGAACGACGACCTGGCCGACCCCGCGCGCCTGCTCTGGAACCCGGTCGAGTGGCGGGAACCGGACGGAGCTGCTGCGGCTCTGGCCGACGCCAAGGGCCAGCGCCAACGAGAACCGGCAGACGAAACCCACGCCCTCGCAGGAAGCGGGCCAGCACGGCATGAACCTCGCGACGACGGCAGCGATGTGGCCCACGCCGATGGCGAACGATGGCTGCAAACCGAGCGCGGGCAACCGCCGGTCGGCCGACCTGACCCATTCGGCTGGGATGTGGATGACGCCGACGGCGCGGGATCACAAGGATGGGGCGACGACACTGGAGAACACGCCGGTCAACGGCCTGCTTGGCCGCCAGGTCCTGGTGACGCCGATGGCTGGGAGCGATACCTGCGATGTGCGCCGGACCTTGAACCCGCTGTTCGTCGAAGCGCTGATGGGCTGGCCCGCCGGGTGGACCGGCTTCGGCTCTGTGGCAACGGCCCTCGCGGGTTCACTCGAACCCGTGGCGTTCACCCGCTCGATCCCCCTGGTTGCGGCGCATGCGCTGCGAACTCTGGCGGCTGAACTGCTGGCCGATGGATGAGGCAGCGGCATGAAGCAATCCCGCCTCATGTCCCTTGTGGAGTCCGTCGCCAACGTGATCGTCGGCTATGGGGTCGCGGTGGCAACGCAGATCCTGATCTTTCCGGTCTTCGGCCTGCACACGACGCTGGCGCAGAACCTGAAGATGGGCGCCATCTTCACCATCGTGTCGATAGCGCGGTCCTTCGCCCTGCGGCGGGTGTTCGAGGCGATCCGGATGCGGAGCGCCAAATGATCGACCGCCGCCCCGGCGGGACGGCGGCCATCAACTTGTCGGGGTCTGGTGCGTCAGGCGGCAGGAAGCTTGTACACACGCCCCCGGTTCTCGACCTTCTCCGAGGTCACCTCGAGCCCGAGCTTCTTCTTCAGCGCCCCGGCCATCGCGCCGCGTACCGTGTGCGACTGCCAGCCCGTCGCGGCCATGATCTCCTCGATGGTCGCGCCGTCCGGCGCGCGCAGCATGGCGATCAGCGTGGCCTGCTTGGTGCCCTCGCGCGGCGTGCGTGTCTTGGGCGCGGCCTCCGGTTCGGCGGGGGTGTCCGGCGCGGGCTCCTCGGAAGGCGCGTCCCTCGCCCTTGCGCAGGTCGGCGTCGACCTCTTCGAGGAAGCCCTTGGCGAGCATCGCGCCGACCACCTTGGCGGCGGCGCCTCCGCGCAGGCTCTCGGGCAGCGGCAGAGCGAAGTGCTCGGGCCGCTGGGCGGCGGCGCTCAGGATCAGGGCTTGGGTATCGGAAAGCTTGGTCATCGTCGTCTCCCGTATCAGGGCATGCGGAATGCGGGCCCTTCTACGAGGTCGAGCCCGCCAGTCGGCGGGCGGGACCGGGAGCGGGTCGTCTCACTCGGCGTGTTCGCCTTCGCTGAAGGCCATGTCGGTGATCTCGCGCAGCTTGGCGCGGTAGTGGTTCAGGGTGCCGACATGACCCCAGTTGATCTCGTCGGGGTGGGTCTCGAAATGCTCCGCGCTGAGGGCGGCGAGCCGCTCCAGCATCGCGTCGATCTCGGCCTTCGCGGCGAGGAAGGCGTCGAGGGCTTTCGTGTTGTCCTTTGCGCGGCGGGTCATCGTGGTGGCTCCGTGGTGAGTTGCATCGTCCTCGTGCAATCAGGATCGCTCTGCGGTGCCGGAAAGTGTAGGCAATTCAGAGCCATATGATTGCTTTCCGGCCGATCCCGCTCAGATCAGTCCCATCCCGGCCAGCGACGCGCTGGCGGCGGCGAGCTGCGCGGTGGGCAGTTCGATCTTGAGGTGCGAGATGACGTCCGAGACCTCGGCCGCGATTCCGTCCTCGCGAAGGGCCGCCTCGATCACCTCGGCGACGGCGTCGGGGCGGGAGCGGTCGAACTGGACCGGAAGGGCGGCGTGATCGATGCGGATGGTTGTGGTGCTCATGGCGTGGTCCTTTCAGGATTGGCTGGCGGCGCGGCGTCCGGCCTCGTAGGCCTCCGCGAGCGCGTCGCGGATCGCCCAGACGGCGACGTCGTGGAAATCGAGCCGGTCGGAGTTCCGGGTCTCGAGCGTTTCGAGGAAGAAGCGGCGCTGCGCGATCTCGAGAATCAGGGCGTCGAGGGCGGCGGCGGGGTCGGTCTTGCTGCGGGTCATCGTGGTGGCTCCGGGTGAGTTGCATCGTCCTTGTGGGATCGAAGTTCGCTCTGTCCGCGAGGCTTATCAACTCGATAAGCACATGATCTTAAATGATAACCGGAGCCGTCGATGCAGGGCATGAGCGAGCGCCAGTACGCCGCCCGTGCCGGGCTGTCGCGCGGCGCGATCCAGAAAGCGAAGACCGCCGGCCGGCTCGTGCTGCATGAAGATGGCAGCATCGACGCGGCGGCATCCGACAGGCTCAGGGCCGAGACGACGGACCCGTCGAAGGTGAGGGGCGACCGTGGCGCCAGTGGCGCCGCGAAAGCGCCCCGAACGAAGCCGCCTGCGCCGAAGCTGAAGCCGGTCCCCGAGGCGGCGGTGGCCGCTGTCGGCGACACGCTGCGCGAACAGGGTCTGGCGGTTCCGGCGGTGGGCGGCGGCACGACCTTCCTGCAGGCGAAGACCGCGAACGAGGTGCTGAAGGCGCAGGAGCGGCGCATCCGGCTCCAGAAGCTGAAGGCGGAGTTGATCGAGCGGGCCCGAGCGCTGGCGCTGGTGTTCCGGCTGGCGCGGGAGGAACGGGATGCGTGGGTGAAATGGCCCGCGCGCGCGGCGGCGCTGATGGCGGCCGAACTTTCGGCCTCGTGCCGCGACGCGACGGGCCAGCAGATCACCGTGGAGCCAGCCGCGATGCAGAAGGTCCTGGAGAAACATGTCCGTGCCCACCTCGACGAGCTTGCCGAGGTCCGGCCCGACTTCCGTTGATGACGATGGCCTGACGGACTTCGACGGCGCGGGCGAGATCCTGCGCGCCTGGGGCGCGGGGCTGACGCCAGACCCGGACCTGACCGTTTCGCAATGGGCGGACAAGCATCGGATGTTGTCGGGTCGGGCGTCCGCCGAACCGGGGCGGTACCGGACGGCGCGCACGCCCTACATGCGCGAAATCATGGACCGGCTCTCGCCCGGCGATCCCGCGCAACGGATCGTGTTCATGAAGGCGGCGCAGGTCGGGGCGACAGAGGCCGGGAACAACTGGATCGGCTTTGCCATCCACCAGGCCCCGGGCCCGATGCTGGCGGTCCAGCCCACGGTGGAACTGGCCAAGCGCAACTCGCGCCAGCGGATCGATCCGTTGATCGACGAGAGCCCCGAGCTGCGGGAGCGGGTCAAACCTGCCCGGTCCCGCGACGCGGGCAACACCATGCTGTCGAAGGAGTTCGCGGGCGGCATCCTGATCATGACCGGGGCGAACTCCGCGGTCGGGCTGCGCTCGACCCCGGCGCGGTACATCTTCCTCGACGAGGTCGACGCCTATCCGGCCTCGGCCGACGAGGAAGGCGATCCGGTGACGCTGGCCGAGGCGCGGTCGCTGACCTTCGCCCATCGGCGCAAGGTGCTGCTGGTCTCGACCCCCACCATCCGGGGTCTGAGCCGGATCGAGCGAGAATACGAAGCCAGCGACCAGCGCCGGTTCTTCGTTCCGTGCCCGCATTGCGGCGCGATGCAGTGGCTGAAGTTCGAGCGGCTGCGCTGGCAGAAGGGCCGTCCGGAGACGGCGGAATATCATTGCGAGGGCTGCGACACGCCCATCGCGGAGCACCACAAGACGGCGATGCTGGAGGCGGGCGAATGGCGGGCGACCGCCACGGCCACCGATCCGACCACGGTCGGGTATCACCTCTCGGCGCTCTATTCGCCGATCGGCTGGCTGAGTTGGGAACGGATCGTGCGGGCCGGGGACGCGGCACAGGGGTCGGACGAGGCGATCAAGGCCTTCCGGAACACCATTCTCGGCGAGACCTGGGTCGAGACCGGCGAGGCGCCGGACTGGCAGCGGCTCTACGACCGCCGCGAGGCGTGGAAGCCGGGCACCGTTCCAGCGGGCGGGCTGTTCCTGACCGCCGGGGCCGACGTGCAGAAGGACCGGATCGAGGTCGATGTCTGGGCCTGGGGTCGTGGTCTCGAAAGCTGGCTCGTCGATCACGTGGTGATCGAAGGCGGCCCCGCGGATCCGGGGTGTTGGCAGACGCTAACGGAGCTGCTCGGCCGAACCTGGCTGCACGCCAGCGGCCAGCACCTGACCATCGCACGCCTGGCCATCGACACCGGCTTCGAGACGAGCGCGGTCTATGCCTGGGCGCGGCAGGTGGGCTTCGCGCAGGTGGCGCCGGTGAAGGGTGTCGAGGGGTTCAACCGCGCAAGCCCGGTGACCGGGCCGACCTATGTCGATGCGACCGTCGCGGGCAAACGCCTGCGCCGCGGCGCCCGGCTCTGGACCGTCGCCACCTCGACCTTCAAGGCCGAGACCTACCGCTTCCTGCGGCTGGAGCGCCCCACGGCCGAGGAGATCGCGGCTGGTGCACCCCTCCCGGCCGGAACGGTGCATCTGCCGACATGGGCGGATGGGGAATGGCTCAAGCAGCTCACGGCAGAGCAGCTGGTCACGGTGAAGACGAGGCGCGGCTTCACGAAGCTCGAATGGCAGAAGCTGCGCGAGCGCAACGAGGCGCTGGACACCCGCGTCTACGCCCGTGCGGCCGCGTGGATCCTCGGGGCGGATCGCTGGTCCGAGGCACGCTGGGCCGATCTGGAGGCCCAGCTCGAGGTGGCGAAGCAGGACGGGTCCGAGGCCGGTCCGGCACAGGCGCCGTCCGGCCTGACACCACCGATGCCGCGCCGGCGCACGGTGCGCTCGAACTACATGAGGTGATCCATGGCCACGGCCGCCGAACTCCGCGCCCGCCGCGACGCGCTGACCGCGCAGCGGTCCTCGGGCGTGGCCCGGGTCAGTTATGACGGAAAGACCGTGGACTATCGCAGCGTGGCCGAGATCGACCGCGCGATCGAGGCGCTGGACCGCGAGATCGCCGCGGCCGAGGGGCGTCGGATCGCGCGGCAGGTCCGCGTGACGACGGCGAAGGGGCTCTGAGCATGGGCCTCTTCGACCGCTTCCGCCGCCGGGCCCCCGGCGGCCCCGCTGCCGTGCGCGCCCGTCTGGAAGGCGCCATGGCGAAGCGCCGGCTGCGCGGCTGGAACCCGCCGCTCGAAAACATCAACGCGCTGGTCGCCTCCGGCGGCCCGCGGCTGCTCGCGCGATCCCGCGAGCTGGTGGTCACCAACGGCTATGCGGCGAATGCCTGCGAGGCCTTTGCGGCGAACCTCGTCGGCGACGGGATCAAGCCGTCATCGCTCATCGAGGATGCGGACCTTCGTGATCGGGTCCAGAAGCTCTGGCTCGCCTGGACGGACGAGGCCGACGCCGACGGGCTGACCGACTTCTACGGCCTGCAGGCCATGGTCGCGCGCGAGATGTTCGTGGCGGGCGAGTGCTTCGTCCGGCTGCGGCCCCGACGCGCCGAGGACGGGCTCATGGTGCCCATGCAGTTGCAGCTCCTGCAATCGGAGATGCTGCCCTTCGAGAAGACCGAGACAGCCGCCAACGGCAACCGCATCCGCTGCGGGATCGAATTCGACGGGATTGGTCGCCGCGTGGCCTATCACTTCCGCCGCCGCCATCCGGGCGAC